ACCAGTCCCTGCAGCGACTTAACGCGGCCATGCGCCGCGTTGCCAACGCGCAGGCAACGCTGGGCGGTGCTCCTGCCACCGTGCAGGTGGTCTACGACAACGGCCACGGCGTCTCGCTCGACACCATGGCCGTGCTGCGCCCGCGCATCGCGCTGGCCCAGGCTGATGCTGCCGGCATCGACGTCGAAAGCGACGTGCAGATCGTCGGCGGCCCGGCCTACACCGTGCAGACCGTCGAGCCCGACGGCGCCGGCTGGGTCGAGCTGTCCCTGAGGCTCGCCGCATGAGCACCGCCCACCTGCAGGCCACCGACGCTGTCATGGCCGCGCTGCGCACGGCGCCCGCGGTGGCCGACAAGATCGCCCGCGGCCGAGCCGTGCCGGCGCAGCTCACCGCCGACACCGCCGCCTTTGTGCGCCTGGCCAGGTCGACGGGCAACAGCCTGGCGCTGGACGGCAGCGCGACCACCTGGCACACCGCCATCGCCATCGAGATCGGCGCCCGCGCCGCTGCTGGCGAGGATGCCCACGAGGCCGTGGACACCGTGCTGCAGGCCGCCTACACGCGCATCTGCGCGACCGAGCCGGCCGGTGGCGCCTGGGAGTGGGCCGAGGCGCCCGAGATCCACTGGCAAATCGACGAGGCCGACTCGACGGTCGGGCTCGTCACCCTTGTTCTTCCGATCACGCACATCACGGGGTCGAACCTGACGCCGTTCAACACCTGAACCCAGGAGCAAACAGCCATGTCCTACTACTCAATCGTTGGCGCCCACTGCTACGTCAGCACGGGACTGGAGGCGGCCAAGGCCATCTCGAACATCACCAATGCCTCGCCGCCTGTGGTCACCGCCACGTCGCACGGCTATGCGAACAACGACGAGGTGCTGCTGCGCGTGGACTGGGAGGACTTCAACTACGCGATCTTCCGCGTGTCCTCGGTGGCCACCAACAGCTACGAGCTGACCGGTTACGACTCCAGCGACACCGACTTCTACCCGGCCGGCTCGGACACCGGCAACGGCTACGAGATCACCGCCTGGACCGAGATCGGCCAGGTGCTGGGCATCACCTCGTCGGGCGGCGACGCCAAGTTCGAGGATCTCGAGCCCTACGACAAGCGCAACGGCATCCGCATCCCCACCGGCTTCAGTCCGGCGTCGCTCGAGTTCACGCTCGGCTACGACTCGGCGCTGACCGCCCAGGTGTCGATGCTCACCGCCTCGCGCGTGCTGGCCAAGAAGGCGTTCAAGTTCGTGCTGCCCGGCCCGGCCTACGCCTACTGCTACGGCACGGTGTCGGCCTCGGCGCTGCCCACCTTCGACCGCATCCTGAAGCGCAAGGTCTCGATCTCGATCGACGGCCTGTTCACCAGCTTCGTCTGAGCCCATGCGCTACAAGCTCACGGTCTCGGACTCCGTCGCCTTCGATGTCAAGTTCGGCTTGAACGAAGGCGGCGAGGAGCGCCCCTTCGGCTTCCGGGTGCAGGCCAAGCGCGCCAAGCAACCGGAGGCCGGCGACGGCACCACGGTGGGCAAGTTCCTCACCGACTCGGCGGCGGTCTCGATGCAGTCGTGGATCGGCGACTCGCCGCTCATCGACGAGGACAGCGGGCAGCCGATCGCCGCGGGCGCGGGCGCACTCGCTGCGCTCTATGAGCTGTTGCCGAACATGCCAGGCCTGGTGCTCAGCGCGTACCTCGAGGCGACAAACGCGAAGGCCAAGTTGGGAAACTGACCCTGCTGGCCGAGCTGCTTGCGGCCGGCGCGTTCAACGACGGAGAGTCTGAGGATGGGCCGCAGCAGCACGACACCGAGACAGCACCGGACGGCAGGCCCGACAAGCAGGGCGCCTGGGAGCGCATCGCCGCGATGCAGGCCAGACAGAAGGCCGCGCAGGGTCCGGCGGTCTTCGAGTTGTGGCCGGAGCACGTCGCTGCGCTGCGCCTGTTTCGCGCCGTCGAGACGCAGTTCTGCTGGGCCGACGGGCAGCCGACCGGGCTGGACTATGTCCGCGTGCGTGCCGCGCCAGCGTTCCGGCGGCTCGCGCGCAGCGAGCGCGAGGACGTGTTCGAGGACGTGTGCGTCATGGAGCGCGCCTGGATCCGCAAGACCCTGGCGCTCGCCGTCGAACGTCGAAGGGAAGCCCGACCGCAGGGGTGAGGGATGACCACCGAGATCAAGGCCAAACTGACGCTGGACGGTGTCCAGCAGGTCCAGACCGGACTGCAGGCGACTGCGGCCGGCATGGACAAGCTCGGCCAGGCGTCCGGCCGGGCCAACCAGCAGACGGCCCAGGTCAGCGCGCAGCTCCAGGATTTCTTCGTCCAGATCCAGGCCGGCCAGTCGCCGGTCACCGCCTTTATCCAGCAGGGCTCGCAGCTCTCGGCGGTCTTCGGCGGCTTCGGCAACGCCTTCCGCGCCGTCACCGCACTCATCACGCCCGCCGTCGTCGGGATCGGTGCTGCCGCCGCGGCCATCGGCACGATCGGCCTGGCCTACTCGGCCGGCGCGGCCCAGAGCAAGGAGTTCGCCAACGCGCTCTCGCTCACCGGCAACGCGGCCGGCTTGACCGAGGCGCGCTTCAACTCGCTGGCCGACTCCATCGGCAAGCGCACGCTGGCCGGCGTGGGCACGGCGCGCGAGGCGCTGCAGACCCTCGTCGCCAGCGGCAAGCTCTCGGGCACGGCCCTGGAGGCCACGGCAGGCGCAGCCGCCTCCCTGTCGCGCGCCACCGGCGAGGCGGTGGGCGACGTGGCCAAGCGGTTTGCCGGCTTCACCGACAACGTCGCCGAGTCGGCCCGGAAGCTCAACGAGCAGTACAACTTTCTGAGCGCCGCGCAGTACGCGCAGATCAAGGCGCTGGAGGAGTCGGGCAACAAAAACGCCGCGGTCGAAATCACGATGCGCGAGCTGGAAGCCCGCGCCAATTCGACCACCGCCAACCTGGGCACGCTGGAGCGCGCCTGGGGCACGCTGACGCGCGCCGTGGCCGGCTACGGCGAGGCGCTGAAGAAGATCGGCCGCACGCCCACCACCGAGGACCAGATCGGCGACCTGCGCGCCCAGATCGCGCAACGCCAGGCCGCCCGGGCGATCGACCGCGGCGGCAAGCGCCAGACCACCTACGACGCCGAGACCTCGGCGCTCAGCGCGCAGCTCGAGCTGCTGTCCAAGGCATCGTTCAGGGAGCAGGAGCGCGCCAGCGCCGCGGCCGCCTATGCCGCGCAGCAGCAGGCCGGCATCCGGTGGATCGCCGAGGGCAACAAGTACCTCGACAAGCAGGCCCAGATGCAGCGCGAGATCAAGGCGCTGCGCGTGGAGGCCAAGGAGGCCGGCAAGTCCGACGACGACCCTGAACTCGCCAAGCGCATTGCCTTCGTCACCGAGAAATACGCCGAGAAGGCCAAGGCCCAGAAGGACTCGGCCAACGCTTACAGGGCCGAGCAGGACGCCGACAAGGAATGGGCGCGCACGCTGGAAAACGCCGGCAAGCTGCAGGCCGACGCCGAGGCCTCGACCATCGGCCTGTCCAAGGCCCAGGCCGCGCTCGTCCAGTACTTGAGCTCGCCGGCCTACAGCATCAACTCCGAGGAGATGCGCCAGATGGCCGTCGCGGCGCTGATCGCCGCGAACGCCGCCGAGCAGCTCGCCAAGGACCAGAAGGAGGCTGCCCAGGCGGCCGCCGAGGGCGCCAAGCTGTACGCCCGCCAGATCGCCGAACTCAACCGCGCCGCCGATGCCGCCGAGCGCAACGTCGCCCAGGCCGAGGACGAGGCCATGGCCGCGGCGATGGTCGCCGCCAGCAACATCTCGCTCGCGGAGGCCATCGCCACCGTCACCGTCGAGCGGCTGAAAGAGCAGCAGGTCGCCTCGCTCGGCAACGAGGCCGCAGTGCTGGCCATCCAGCGCGAGATCGACGCCCGCCAGAAGCTGATCAGCCTGATCCACGGCAGGGACGAGGTGGCCGCCGTCAAGAAGGCGGCCGACGAAGAACTGAGGATTTACGAGCGCACCTTCGACAAGGTCGGCGACGCGCTGTTCGACGCACTCAACGGCAGCTTCGCCAGCGCCAAGCGGCTGATCGAGTCGGAGGTGATTCGGCCGGTGGTGCAGGCGGTGCTGGCGCCGATCACCGGGGCCGTCACCAGCGCGCTGATCGGCGGCCTAAACGGCGGCAACGCGGCCGGCACGATCGGTGGCCTCGGCTCGGCGACCGGCCTGCTGTCGAATTTCTTGTCGACGGGGTCGCTCAGCATCCCGTACAACAACCTGGCCATGTCCGCCTTCGGGCAGTCGCTGGGCTTGTCCACCGCGGCCAGCACCGGCAACAACATATCGGCATACAGCCAGTCGCTCACGCCGACCGGCGAGGCTCTCGGAACT